CTAGACTCCGTCTTCCACAGACTTCAGGCGGCGCTGCCAGATGATCCAGGCGGCGGCGCCAAGCATCAGGCTCATGAGCAGCAGGGCCGTCGGCTCACCGCCAGTAATGGCGGCAATGTCGCGGAAGCTGGCCGAGAGGCCGGTCACCGTCCCGGAAAACGCGGCAAGGAGAGCCGCGAGATTGGTGGTGCTGGCCAGCAATGGCTTGCCTTGCACGCACTGAACAGCGCCTTGCGCGGCCGGTCCGTCCGGGCCCCTGCCGGCATACATGGCGGCCTCTGCAGCGCGGCGGCGCACCAGCCCGGGGAGCACCCTGCCGCCCGCCTTGACCCAGAGCTGCAGGCGCCGCGCCACAGCCGAAGTGTCACCGGCATTGGCCGCCTTCAAAACCGAGGATCTGCGGAAATTGTCGAGTCCGACATTGTAAGCGAAACTCACGAGGGCCGAGAACTGGTGATCCGGCAGGGTGCGGGTCAGGAGCTTGCGGACGCCTTCGGCGAAGTCGCCGGCATCGCGGGCGAGGATGCGGGCGGCCTCGGCCCGGCTGATCCGCATGTCCTCCCTCACCTGCGGCGGGCCGGCCATGGACGTGTGGCCGTAGCCGATCGTCCATACTCCCACCGCATCGCGGTAGGCTTCGCCGCGGAAGCCCTCGAAGCGCTTGATGAGTTCCAATCCTTCGGGCGTCAATTGCATGGGCGGGTTCCTTGCGATGGCGGTGGGAGATCAGATGCGCGACCAGGGCGTGGCAAGAAGCAGCTTGCCGGCGGCCGCGCCCAGCGATGCCGAGACAGCGATCAAGATGGTCAGCAGGCGCCAGCCGCCGCGCAGCCCGATCAGCGCGTCGCGGATTTCGCGGACGTCCTGGCGCAAACCCTGCATCTCGCTTTCAACGGCGGCGATGCGGGCGCGTAGCTCGCCGAGATCATGCTGATAACCGCGGGCCATGATCAGTAATCCGTCTCGATATAGATGCTGACGATGTCGATGCCGACCGCCGCCGCGGTGCCGCCATTGTGGCGGAAGACATGCGGCGTCAGCAGCTGTGTGGAGGCGGGGAGATCGGTCGACAGCGTGCCTTCGGCGACATCGCCGGTGTTGAGCCGTTCAACCCGGTAGCCGACCGTCGAACCGTTCGGCGCGCAGAACAGGGCCAGCTCATACATGTCCACATTGACGGTATTGGCTGGGAAATTGGCCCCGAGATTGATCTTGGTGGCGTTGCCCGCGCCGTCATTGTGCATGATCTGCAGGGTCGTGTCGGCGCTGTCATTGCCGACGCCGATGATATTGGCCAGCGTCGAAGGATCGACGTTGCCGATGTTGCTGGCGAGACCGTGCATGCCCACGAAAGTGCGCGAGTTGGACACGAAGCTGGCATCGGAATTGCCGAACCGCACCACCAGGAGAAAGCCGCCAAGTCCCGCCGCGTTGCCGCGCCACCATTGCAGCCCCGAGCCGCGCCACAGGGCGGAATTGTTGGCAGTCGCCGCCGACACATAGGCAATGCGCCGCATCGACGTGAAGAGATTGGTGGTCGCCACGTTGCGGGCCGTCGCCGTGCCGTTCGTGGTGGCTGCAAACCCGAGGTTTGTAACCGTGGTCGCGTTGCCGTTGGCAACCATCATCGCCACCTTGTTGCGCGCCAGGATGGGCTGCAATGCGGTGTCGAGGCCGGACGGGCCGATGACCGCGGGGAGAATGCGCCCCGCCAAATTGCGGCCGAACAGCGTCAGCTTGCCGGAGGCCGGAGCTGCCGGCGTGGACACGGCCGGCACGGTGATGCCACCCGTGCCACCGAATTCAAAGTTCTCGCTATCTCGCGAGATTGTGAAGGCATCGAAGCTGGTGGTACCGTTGTCCTTGAACACCCGCAACAGGGGTTTTGAACCTGCGTCACTGCCGCTTTCAGCAGCGTTGTTGAGGGCCAGCGTCGCGCGCGACGCGCTGTTGGTCTGGAGCCGCACTGAGCGGAAAAAGCCGGCCGGTCCATTCACCGTCAGAACTTGCGCGGCTGCACCGGACCCGTCGCCCAGTGTCAGATTGCCGTCATCGTCGAGGATCGCCTTGGCGCTGTTCTGGATCAGCTTGCCGGTCGTGCCGTCAAAGCGGGCGATGGCGTTGTCGGTGGCGCTCGCCGGGCCCACCACGTCGCCGGAGCCGCCGCCGCCGCCCGAGGGCGCCGCCCAGGTGCCGTCGGCCCTGAGAAAGTTGGTGGTGCCGCCGCCCGACGCCGGGGCGAGGCCCTTGGCGCCTGACGTGAAAGTGTCGAGCAGCGCCGTCGCCTGGGTTCCCGTCAGGTCTTCGGGATCGCCGGTGCCGGTCGTGGCCCGGCCCTTGAGGGTGGCGGTGGCCATGTTGGCGAGCTTGGCGTTCGACACCGCGTCATTGGCGATCGTGGCGGCGAAGGAGCCGGTGCCGGAGCCGGTGACGTCGCCGGTCAGGGTGATGGTCTGGTCGCCGGTGTTGCTCCCCGAAATCGTGGCGTTGCCGGACAGTGTCAGGGTCCGGTCGGCATCGCCGGGGGCCAGCGTCAGAGTGCGCGCCGCGGTGAGGTTCGAGCCGTTGTTGAGCGTGAGATTGTGGCTGTTGTCGGTGTCGCGCAACAGGAGCCCGTTCTGGGGGAATTGCGCCGTGCCGGGGATGACGATGGTGGCCGAGAGCGACAGCGCCGGGTTGCCGGACACGCCATTGCCGTTCGCCACGTCGACCTGGTTCGAGGTCCCCGTGATCGTGCGGCCCGTGAAAGTATCGGCCGCCGTCTGGGTCAGGAGCCCGTTGGTGTTGTAGGCGGCAAGGGCCGTCAGCGTCGCATCGGCACTCTGCGCGCCGATGTCGCCTGGCGTATAGGCGAGCAGGCTCTTGACCTGGGCGACGGTGAGGTCGGCGGGATCGGCGCTCGCGCCGGTATTGTTTCCTTTCAGCGAGTTGGCCGCCATGTTGGCGAGCTTGGCGTTCGACACCGCGTCATTGGCGATCGTCGTCGAGAGCGAGCCGGCCGTCGTGGTGACATCGCCGGTCAGCGCCGGGAAACGCGCCGCCGCCAGGGTGCCGGAGGCCTTGGATGAGCCGAGATCGATCGAGCCCCCCAGATTGCCGAGCGTCAGATTGGCTTCGGCGACGTCGATGTCGATCTCGTTGTTGCCGCTGTCATTGGTGACGGTGATCTTGCTGGAACCGGCGTTGATGCCCCTGAATTCGAGATTGACGCCGGTCTTCTGCTTGAAGACGCCGACGCCGCCCGCGCCGACATTGGAGGCGGTATTGGCTTCGCCGCCGCCACCCCCCGGGGGCGCCGCCCAGGCGCCATCGGCCCTCAGGAAGTTTGTGGTGCCGCCGCCGCTCGCCGGGGCGAGCCCCTTGTCGGCCGATGTGAAGGTATCGAGCATCGCAGTCACCTGCGTTGCCGTAAGATCGAGAGGGTTGGTGGCGCCGCCGGTATTGTTGCCCTTGAGCGTGCCGGCCGCCATGGTCGCGAGCTTGGAGTTCTGCAGCGTCGAGCCGTTGACCTGGCTTCCGGAAATCTTCTGGAACTGGATGGTGCCGCCGGAGAAGATCAGCGCCGTATCGGCAGAACCGGCCACGATGTCGGCGGGATCGCCGGAGGTGCCAGCCGAGCGCCCGATCACCGAATTGGCAGCACTGTCCCGGAGCTTGGCATCGGTCACGGCATTGTTGTCGATGGTCCAGGTGGCGCCGGAGCCCGAGACCGTGATGTCGCCCTTGTCGCCGTCGCTGAGGCCGCCACCGCCCGCCACGGCAGACCAGGTGGTGCCGTCGAAGACAAGGAACGCTGCCTCCGCCGCCACCCAGAGCCGCCAGCCGGCGCGGGGCACGAGAAAGCGCCAGGCGCCGTCCTGAAGAATCGCGATTTTCCCCTCGTGGCCCGCCCAGGCGCCGGTGGCGGGGGCGGCCACCAGATAGCGGTCGCCGGCGGCGGGCATGGCAGGCGGTGCGGCGAGGCTGCGCGACAGGACAGCGAGATGCAACGCGGCATCGATCACCAGCAGCGCCTCATTGTGGGTCACGTGCTTCTGGGCCTGGGCCGCCTGGATCAGCGGCAGGCCGAGATGAATGGTTTCAGACATGGAGAGTCCTTTCGAGGACAGCGCCGCGGCCGAATGTGGCGCTGATCTGGGCGAGACGGAGCGTGAAGGATGTGGGTGCCGAGCCGAAGTCCTGCTGCTGCGCGGCGGCGGTGTAGCGGTAGGCCGCTTCGCCGAGGATCAGGCTGCGGACCGGCGTACCGCCCGCGAGAATATCGAGGGCATATTCCTCGCGATCCTCGCCGAGCGGCACCTCGGCCAGTTCCCAGCTGTCGCCGTTGCTGCGGGTCCGCCTGATCCAGGTGAAGACGACATCACCGCCATCGCGCGTGGCACGCGGCTGCACCGGATGCAGCGGCCGCAGACCGAGGCCACGCACCGGATGATCGAAGCTGACATAGGCCGGATCGCCATGGTCGCGGCCCGCGGGCCCCAGCCGCCAGGACGTCGTGGCGCGGAAATCATCCAGGGTCTCCTCAAGCTGCGCCACGGCGGCATCGAGCAGGACCACGAGCATGCCGGCAGGTGCCAGTTCGGCCATCTCGGGTTCCGATCCCGACTGTCCCCGCAGCAGATGGCGCAGGGCGTAGGTCGCCGGCGCAATGAGTTCAGCATCGCGGAACTGAAGTATCTCGAAACCCTGGTCCGGAGAGCCGACAGCCAGCACATTGGCGCCCCCCAGTAGTTGGCTCTCGGTGACCGAAAACAGGGCGCCGCCCCACAGCCTGACCTGCACCACATTGGCGCGGTCGAAGACCGCCAGCGGCCCCCTGGCGAGGGGAGCGACAAGCTCGCCCATGGTGGCCGGCGCAGCGAGGCTCCAGGCCAGCTGGAAGCTTCCCCCCAGGTTGCGAAACAGATTCAGGGAACCCGGCCAAGGTTTTGAAAAGGCAGCGATCCAGCCCGCCTGGGGTTGCCTGGCAGGGGATGCCAGCGGGAGATCGAGAACCGCCAGGGCGGGGGCGCCGAAGAGCGGAGGCGGCACCAGGGCGGGGCGCCGAACCGGCGCCTTGCGCCGGTCGTAGAGCGAGGCGTCGTGCCGCCGCGCGGTGATCCGGCGGCTGCTGCCGTCGGCGATCTCGACGATGGCGATCTTCCGTGTACTGCCATTCACATCCAGGCTCACGACATCGCCGGGATCGAGGGCAACCCGCGACGGCGGCAGGGCAAGCTGCAGCGACTCGCGGCCGTGCCAGGTCTCCTGCAGCAGGATGGCGGCACGGCTCGTGGCTTCCTCCTGCGCGATGGCACAGGGCAGCTCGAGACCGATTTCGCGCGCGGTGACGGTGCCGGCGCGCTGGGCCTCGACAACGGCGCTGCGGTAGTCGAGTCCGGATTCGCGATAGGCAAGCTTGAGCCGGCCGGGCAGGTCGGCCTCCTGGGTTCGGGTCAGTGTGAACAGGGGTTCGCCGTCGGCGTCCACGAGATCGTCGCGGGCGAGCGACAGGTCCGCCTCCCGGGCCTTCATGCGGAAGCGGATCAGGCCCTGGCTCTCGACGGCATCGAAGGTCCAGGCCCGTGCCAGAGGCTCAAGCAGGTCGCGCGCGGCACCCACGCGCTCGATCGTCAGCCCGTCGATGAGACCCGACAGGCTCGCCGCTTCCACCTCAGCCACGCCATAGGCGCTGCAGATATCCTGCACGAGGTCGCCCAGCGGGGTCGCCTCGATGCGGCCGTTCAGCCAGTGTCCGAGAGCGTGATTGCCGCCATCGCGCCAGACGTCGGCGAGGGCCGGGAAGGCCGGAAAGGGCCGCGCGTCCCAGGCCCAGTAATGGATGTCATCGGCGGCAACCATCGGCCCGCCATAGACGGCCGAGACCGGATTGTGCGGTCCGGTGCTCCGCCAATAGCCATCAACCGCCTCGATGTAGCGCTGCTGGAGAAAGCCGTCGCCGACGCCCGCGGAATAGTAAGGCAGGGCATTCTCGACGGATTTGGGATCGACAAAGACATTGGGCTGGTTGGTGCCCTTGTCGACGGCGGGGCAACCCGCTTCGGTGAAGCGGATTGGCTTCGACTGCGGCAGCCAGGCGGTTGCGGGGCCCTGCTCGCTGCCCCCCGGCCGGTTGACGTGGGGGTTGCTCCACCAGGCGACCAGATCCTTGTAGCGGAAGACCCAGGGCTTGTTGTGGGCGCCGTCGGTGATGGGGCTGCGCTGCTGGGCATCGCGGTCGGCGGGGCTGGCATAATACCAGTCAAAGCCCTCGCCACCGGCAATATTGCTCCGGAGATAGGAGGTAACGTAGATCGCGCTGGCGCCGGCGAGCCGGTCGAGGTGATCCGGCCCGTCGCGCCAGTCGGAGAGCGGCATGTAATTGTCGATGCCGACGAAGGCGATGTCGGGTGCGGCCCAGAGCGGATCGAGATGAAAATAGACATCGCCGCTGCCGTCTTGTGGCTGGTGGCCGAAATATTCCGACCAGTCGGCAGCGTAGGAGATCGCGGCCTGCGGCAGAATCGATTTGACGTCCACCGCCAGCTGCATGAGCGCCGCGACGAAGGGGTAATGGCTGGGGCTGTTGCGGAGGGTGGTCAGGCCGCGCAGTTCGCTGCCGATCAGGAAGGTGTCGACCCCGCCCGCCAGGGCGCAGAGCTTGGCATAGTGGAGCACCATGCGGCGGTAGCTCCATTCGGGCGGGCCGCTGTATGCCACCTCGCCATCGGCCACGCTGAAATCCGCAGGTGACGCCGTGCCGATGAAGGCGGCGAGCTGCGAATCGAGATTTGCGGTCTGGTCCGGACTTCCGGGCCTGCCCGGAGCCGGGTCGCAGGTGATGCGGCCGCGCCAGGGATAGGGCGGCTGGGCCGTTGCACCATAGGGATCGGGCAGCGCATTGTCCACGGGAATGTCCATGAGGATGAAGGGCGAGAAGGTGATCGCGAGACCGCGCGCCTTGAGATCGGCGATGGCCCTGAGCACCGTCGCATCTGAGGGCGTGCCGCCAAAGGCAGGCCCGCCGCCGGCGCTGCTCACCAGGTGAGCCGCAGCCCGCGCCAGACCTGCCACCTTCCAGGTGTGCGGCTTTGTCACCTTCGCCGGCACCTCGACGCCGGGCCTCAGGGCGCACTGGCCGCAGCGCAGGTCGGTGCCGAACCAGGCCACGACCAGGGACACGGCCGCGGCGTTGGGACACGCTGCCTGTAGCGCATCGAGCGATACAGACCAGTCGCTGCGCCCCGCCAGCAGATGGGCGTTCTCGCTCTCGGTGACGCCATCGCCGGGATGGCGCGTCACCACCTCCGGGTCGTAGCCGAACTCGCTGGCGCCGGGAATGATGTTGACGGCGCGGACCGCGGCGGCGGCCTTGCCCACCGGCCGGAAGACTTCGAACGAAAGCTGCGGCAGGCGGTTGCCGAAGCGCGCCAGCGGCAGGCGCTCGAAGACCACATAGGCAAGGCCGCGATAGGCCGGTGCGGCGTCCGGACCCTCTTTGGCGGCAATGAGACTGTCGGGAAGCTGCTCCTCGCCGCCCGCATAGAAGCGCAGGGTGAGTCCGGTGGGATCGAAAGGCTTGCCGTCGGCCCAGATGCGGCCGATGCGGGCGATGGGCCCTTCGGCGAGCGCCACGGCGAAATTGGCGAAATAGCTGTAAGTGGTGATCTTGGTGACGGCCCCGCCGCCGCCCTTGCCGCCGGCCTTCTCGGTCTCGGTGCTGATGACCTCCTCGAAGCGGGTGGCCCAGATCACCTCCCCCGCCACGCGCATGCGGCCCCAGACGCGGGGAATGGCCGCGCCCTCGGTCGAGCCCATCACTTGGAGATCGCCGAGTCGTGGCCCGTCGCTGCGGCGGGGCGCCGGCGCAAACAGGCGCTGGTCGATCAGGTTGCCGGCAATGGCGCCGGCGGCGCGGCCGACCACGGCACCGATGGGCCCGCCGAGCAGGCCTCCCAGGGCCCCGCCGGCGGTCGAGAGAATAAGTGTGGCCATGATGGTACGCGGTCAGAAGGAAAGTTCGTGGGAGGCAGGGCCGGCCATGCGTGGCCCGCGGGAAGAGCACTGAACCCGGCAATGCAATGTTAAGCGACGGTGCGCGACAGTTCCCTCATGCCGAATCTGGTCCCCAAGGCACGGGCACTGCGCAAGCGCATGACCCCGGAAGAAGTGAAGCTCTGGGTCAGGCTGCGCCTGCTGCGCGCCGAGGGCTTTCATTTCCGCCGCCAGTCTCCGATCGGCCCATACATCCCCGACTTCGTGTGCCGGCGGCACAAAGTTGTGATCGAGGTCGATGGCATCCAGCATGGCAACGCGCGCATGCAATGGCTCGACAACAAGCGTGACCAGTATCTTGTCGCCCTGGGCTACCGCGTCATCCGGGTCTGGAACGGCGAGGTCAATCGTGATCCCGACAGCATCATCGACCATGTCATTTACGTCCTGAAATCCTAGTGCTCCGAATGAGCGACGGGCCGGACACGCTTCGAAGCCCTCGCAGCTTCACTCCTCCTTCCCCTTTCAGGGGGGCGGAGCGAGCGCAGCGAGCGACGGAGGGGGCTGACCCGTGGCAGCAATCGCCCCACCCCCGCCGCGGGCGCGGCGGACCCTCCCCTCACGGGGAGGGAGGATCGACGGCTGCCGCTCCACGCCCTCATTCCTCCTTCCCCTTTCAGGGGGAGGTGGCCGCGCAGCGGCCGGAGGGGGTGATGGCCGGCGTAGCCGGAAAGGCGAAGACAAAGGCGATGTGCCGGCGCCACCAGGGCGACAGCGGCACTTCGCAGACCCCTGCCCCTTCCTGGGCGTGGATCATGCGGCCGCCGGGGGTGGCGATCACCGCATGCCTGGCCGGCAGATGGGAACGGAACCGGCAGAGGAGCAAGCGTCCGGCCCGATACTCCGTAGGCGGACATTCGTGCATGTGTCGGCGGGCTGCCTCCGCCATCGCCTCCACACCCGAAGCCTCGGCCCAGTCGGCGGCATAGGCCGGAACCGGCTCGGGCTCGCGGCCATAGAGCTCGCGCCAGATCCCGCGCACCAGCCCCAGGCAATCGCAGCCGACACCCCGCAGCGAGGCCTGGTGGCGGTAGGGCGTGCCGATCCAGCGCCTGGCTGCGGCGATCACCGCCTCATCCATGGCTGACACCGCCATCATTGGCCGCGTCATCGCGGTTCGGATAGGACGTCACGAAGTCATTGCCCGGCATGTGGGGAAAGCCCCGGAAATTGACGGCATTGGCGAACTTGCCGCGGCAGGTCGAAAACTGCCGGTCGCAGCCCGCCGTGACCGTGATGGCGTCGCCGGCCGCGATGGCGAAGGGGGGCGCCTGCCAGAGCTCGAGTTGCTGGCCGCTGACACGCAGGCCGTGGCTCTTCACTTCGGCCCTTCGGCCCGCATTGGCGCCGGATACGAAGGTCAGGGTGCCGCCTGCGAACCAGTCGGCCGCGAAGGCTTCGAGCCCTGTCACGAGCAGCACCCGGTTGTCACTGGCCGAGACGACGGAGGCGCTGCCCTTGAAGGCTGGCTGGTCGAGATCGACACGGCAGCGCTGATCGCCCAGCACGGCGTCGCAGCCATACTGGAACAGGCGGCCCTGCGGCTGGCCCAACTGCTCGATGAGCCCGCGAAGCTCCGCTGTGAAGCCCAGTTCGCCATGCGACACTTCGCCGAGATGGCCCTTGCGCAGCAGCAGGCGCTGCTCCGGTTCCTGCCAGTTGACCAGCCAGATTTCGATGTCAGCACCATCGAAATCGCCGGCCCTGAGCCGCGTCTCGCTCAGGCGCGTATCGTCGAGTGCTCCGGCGACATCGAGATTGTCGGTGCCAAAGCCGGTGGCCTGGTGCATTTCCGAGGCGGCGAAGCCGGTCTGGGCGCGGTAGGTAAGGCCCGAGAAACTGATGTCGCGGTCATGGTCGGTGAAGCCCAGGGCCGCGCCGGTCGAGGGGGTGAGCTTCCAGCACCAGCAGAGCGTGGTGACGCCGGAGGCGAGATGCTGCGAGAGGGCGGGCGGCAGGGACTTCATGGCTTGATCTCGATGATGGCAATGTCGGGGATCACGCCGGCGGTGAAGCTCTCGAGGTTGATCGCCAGGTGATCGGTGTCGAAACGCACCGGCACGTCGAAGGCAAAGCCCGCCGTCACCGCGGCGCCGGCGCCCGGCACATGGCCGGCCGCGAAGGAGATGACGCCGTTGGCGTCATCGAGGCTGAAGGCCGCCGTCTCCACGCCGGCGACAGCGACGCGAACTGTATCCGCCACCGGCAAGGTGATCTTGCGAATTTGGTCGCGCAGCCCGCTGCCATAGCGCTTCACGAGCTGGAACGCGGCGGTGGTGCCGTCACCCTCGCCCAGCAGCTGGTCGAAGGGGGTTATCGGCTGCAGCGGCGGGCAGGACTTCCAGTCGGCATGGTCCTTCCAGCGGAAGCCATGCAGCCGGCCGCGGCGTTCCTCGAAGAAGCGGATCAGTTCATGAAGATCGTCGAGCGATTTCACGCCGAATCCGGCATTGTAGCGGCGGCGCGCATCGGCCCAGCGGCTGTTGCGTTCCTCGCGGCCGGAGGCGAGGGTCACGATGTCGGTGCGGCGTTCCGGGCCGCCGGTGGCACCCCTGGAGATCGCCACCGGAAACCGGATATTGTCGAAGGCCTGCGGCATCTAGAGGTTCCTGTGGCCGCGTTCGACGGCGCGCAAGATGAGTGCGGCGACCTGCGACTGCGAACGCTGGAAGCCAGCAATGTCAGGCGTTGCGATATTGACGGTGATGCGGGTGCCGCCGCCGCCGCCCCTGACGCCCAGCCGGCCGTCGGGCCCCCGGGCCAGCGGCAGGATCGCTTCGGGCCCCGCCTCGCCGGCCACGCCGAGACCCCCGCGCACGGGAAAGAGCAGCGGCGAGTTGATCACCCCGCCATCGGCAAAGGGCATGGCCTTGCCGATCAGTGCGCCCAGTGGGCGCAGCGCCTGGGTGAGCGTCTGGCCGGCCAGCGACAGGGCGAGGCCGCGCAGCACATCGGAAAGCCTGCGCCCGTCGGTAATGGCGGATGCGAAGGCGCGGGTGAGCGTCTGGCCGAAGCGCTCGCCAAGCCGGTCCAGTTCGCTCAACTCATCGCGGAGCCTTGCGGCCTCGAGCGACAGGGAAGCGATTTCTTTCTCAGGCATCAGGCGCGTCTCCATCATTGATCAGCCGGCGGAGGGTTCCGACATCCGGCATGTCCCGGCCGGCGGCCGCCGCCAGCTCCTTGAGCGTCATCGACCAGAAGTCGCGGGGTGCGAGGCGCAGTTCGCCGAGTCCTGTCCGCATCAGCCGGCCCCAGGGAAAGCTCATGGGGCAAAGGTCGCCTTGAGGAGGCGCACGACGATCGCGAGAGCTCCGGCGGCGCCGCCCTCGATCCGCATGGCGGCAACCTCGGCGTCGGTGACGGCATGGCCGGCCCCGCGAAGCCCGGCGCCGATCACCTTGATGCAATCGCTCGCGGTGATGTTGCCGGCCTCGAAGCGCTGGGCGGTGGCGAGCAGGTCGGCGCCGCCATAGGCGGCCTCGAGCTCGGCGAGCGCGCCAAGCGTCAGGCACAGTGTCCGGCTCCGGCCGTCGAACTCGGCGTCGATTTCGCCGCGGTGCAGGTTGGCCATCACAGCACCGCGAAGCTCAGCGCCCCGGCCGAAGCCAGGGCGATTTCGAAGGTGACCTCGCCGTCGTGGCGGCCGGTGAAATCGAGGCTGGCGATCTGGAAGGGACCTTCGACGATGCCGAAGTCGGGCAGCACCACCTGCCAGGCGCGGATGCTGCCGTCGAAGAAAGTCTGGCGGATCAGGGCATCGGAGGCCTGGTCCTTGAAGATGCCCTGGCCGCGGATCGTCGCCGAGCGCACCCCGGCGCCGGCCAGCAGCTCGCGCCATTGGCCGGCCGATTCCTGGTGGGTGATGTCGACCGTCTCGGCGTTGAAGGACAGGGTGTTGGCGCGAAGGCCGGCAACGGTCGTGAAGCTGCCGCCATTCTCCAGCTTGAGCAGGAGATCGCGGCCTTTCTGGGCGGTCATGGGTTATTCCTGGCTTTGCGGTTCGGTGGTGGCGCGAAAACGCAACGTCGCGCCGAAATGCTCGCTCGGCCTGAGGCGGCCGACATTCGCGAAGACGAGCGACAGGTTGACCAGCACATGGCCGTCCAGCGTCAGGCTGGCGCGGTCGAGGGCTGCGCCGATCTCGCCGGCAATCGCCTCCGCCAGGGCGCGGCTGCGTTGGCGGGTTGCGGCGGCAATGGTGACGAAATGCTCATGGGCCTTCTGGTCCATGACGCTCCAGTCGCGGGTCTCGATGCCGGCGAACGCGACATGGGGGGCATGGGCGCCGCGCGGCAGCTCGTCATAGACATGGGCGCCGCCCAGGAGCGCGGTGAGCGGCGCGTGGGCAAGGAGGCGCTGGCGCATGGCCTGCTGCAGCGCCAGCGCGGCAGCGGTCACAGCCTGGCTCCCCGGTAGGCGGCGAGCAGGGCCGCCACGGCCGGCGGTACATGGCGGGTTCCCTCATCGTCACCGCGATGGGCGAACCAGTGGGCCAGGAGCTTCAGCATGGCCTCGCACAGCGGCGGCGGGACGCTGGTGCCTTCGGGGCCGAAGCCGCAGGTGAGTGCCACTTCGATGCCGTTGGCAAGGCGGCCGGGCCTGGCCCAGACACGGTCGGGTCGCAGCAGCAGGCGGGCCGGGCGCGAGACCCTGTCCACCATGTAGTGGGCCGGATCGATCGCCGCTGCGACATCGTCATCGCCATAGACCTTGAGGTCGGTAACGGCAATGAGCGGCGCCAGCGGCAGCTGCAGCACGCGGTCCGCCGGCCAGTTGTCGGCGAAGACCGACCAGGCCTGGGTGATGAGCCTGAGCCCGGTTGCCGCCTCGACGTGCCAGCGCGCGGCAGTGATCAGTGTACTGACGAGCGCATCCTCGTCGTTGTGGCCGATGCGCAGATGCGCCCTGGCCTCGGCGAGAGTCAGCGGCTCGGCGGCGGGCGGGGTGGTGAGGATGTGGGGCATGGGGAATCCGGGTGCCCCCTCCGCCGCTCGCTTCGCTCGCGCCACCTCCCCCGTAAAGGGGGAGGATGGAGGAAAATCCATCCCTCCCCCACGAAGTGCGGGGAGGGTGCCGAGCGCAGCGAGGCGGGTGGGGGTGCTGGGGGTGCTGGGGGTGCCGCCTTACGACACGCCGAACTTCAGGAGCTTGATCGCCTCGAAGTTCTGCACGCCGCCGCCGACCCGCTTGGTCGTGTAGAACAGCACATAGGGCTTGGAGGAATAGGGATCGCGGAGGATGCGCACCCCCAGCCGGTCGACGATCAGGTAGCCGCGGCGGAAGTCACCGAAGGCCAGCGCATAGGTGTCGGTGGCGATGTCGGGCATGTGCTCGCTCTCGGCCACCGGGAAGTTCATGAGGCTCGCCCGGCCATCGGCGGTGGCGGCCGGCTGCCAGAGATACTGGCCCTGCGCGTCCTTGAACTTGCGGATCGCCCCTTGCGTCTTGCGGTTCAGCACCCAGTGGGCGTTCTGGCGGTAGCCGGCCTTCAGCGCATAGATGAGATCGAGCAGCTTGTCGGACGGGTTCGAGGCGGCAAAGCCGCCCGCCACGCCGGTGGCCAGATAGCCGAGATTGCCCCAGCTCCAGGAGGCATCGGCCACCTTGGGATAATCGGTGAAGCCGCGCGGCCGGTTGGTGCCGTTGCCGGTCACGAAGGCCTGGCTTTCCTGCTCGGCGAAGACGGTCTGCACCTCCTGGGCGATCCACTGGTCGAGGTTGACGGCGGCATCGTCGAGGAGCGCCTGGGTGGCGGCCGGCATGGCGTAGAGTTCCATGGCGGGGAACTGCAGCTCGGCGAGGGTCGGCGAGGTCGTTTCGGGCCTGGCCGCCGTCTCGCCGACCCAGCCGGTCGCCGCACCGGTCACGGCGAAGGGCTTCTTGTAGATGGTGGCCGAGACCTGGCGGACATCGGCGATGGCGCGGATCGGGGAAATATTGGCGAGGAGCCGGCCGATCTCGGTCTCGGTTTCGGCGGGGACGAGATAGCCGCCATCCGGGTTGGAGGCGATCGACATGCTCTTGGCCTCGATCTCATGGAGGCCGTGGGTCTCGCCCTTCCTCACATAGGCCTCGAAGGCCTTGCGATGCTCGTGGGCGGGGGCGCGCTCGTCGGCGGCCAGCGGCGGGCGCCGGGTCCTGAGGTTCAGCTCATCGAGGGCCTTGCCGATGCGCTCGACCTTCTCCTCGAGAAGGACATCGGCGCTCATGCGCCGTTCGATCTCGGCGAGGCGCTGGTCGTTGGCTTCCTTGAAGCTCTCGAAGGCGCGCAGCACGTCGTCGAGCGGGTCGGCGCCCGCCACTTTGGTCTCAAGGCCAGTGGTCATATCCATGGCAGTCTTCACTCCTTGTTGGGATCGGGTTTGAAAAGGGCCGCAAATTGCGCTTCGGCGGCGGTGCGGGTGCGGCTCACGCGGGCGCCGTCGAGCATTGGAAAAGTCACCAGCGAGATCTCCCAGAGATCGAGCCGGTGCAGATGGCGCAGGCCGGTCAGGCGGTCGCGGCTGGCCGAGACGGTCCGGAAGCCGATCGACAGCCCGTCGAGGCCGCGCTGGTCGAGCAGGGCCGAAAGCTCGCGGCCCCTCTGGACGTCGAGGTTGAGGCGGCCGCGCACCATGAGGCCGGTGGCGTTTTCGGCAATGTCGAGCCAGGCCCCCACCGGTTCGGCGGGATCGTGCTGAAACAGCATGCGGATGCCGCCCGCGCCGCGCTTCTTCAGGCTGTCGGCGAAGGCGCCGGGGCGCACCACATCGCCCTGCCGGTCAGGACGGTTGAACAGCGAGGCATAGCCCACGAAGACGCCGGTCTCGGAGACGACGGCGCGCGGCCGCGTGCCCCGGAGGTGCGGGGGAGAATGATGCATGTGATTTTTCCGATCTCTTGACACCCCCCTCCGGCGCTGCGCGCCACCTCCCCCGAGACGGGGGAGGATGGATAATGGTCATCCCTCCCCCGCTTGCGCGGGGAGGGTGGCCGCGCAGCGGCCGGGTGGGGGTGCGCGAAGGTTCAGCCTATCCAGCTTTCCCATATCCGACGGCGGCGCGTTTTTCGTCCGTAGTCAGATAATCGGCGGCGGCGATCCGCCGCCACAGCGCCTCGCGCTCGGCGGAAAGTGCCTCGATCTGGTCGGTGTCGAAGCCGAGCCGCAGTCCCTCGCCGTAAGCGGGCCCGAGAAAGTTGGTCAGGGCCTCGGCGGTCCTCGCCACCAGCGGCAGCACGGTCTGGCGCCAGAAGCTGCGGTTGGCCTCGGCATAATTGGCGTAGGTATTGTCGCCGGGGATGCCGAGCAGCATCGGCGGCACGCCGAAGGCAAGGGCAATCTCGCGGGCCGCCAGGTTCTTGGCCTCGATGAACTGCATGGCCTCGGGCGAATAGCCCATCTCCTTCCAGTCGAGCCCGCCCTCCAGCACCATGGGCCGGCCGGCATTGAGGGCGCCCTGGTAGGAGCGTTCGAGCTCCTCCTTGAGGCGGTCGAACTGCTCGGTGGTCAGATTGTTGCCGCTGTCGGGCGAGCGGAAGATCAGCGCGCCCGAGGGTCTCGCGGCATTGTCGAGCATGGCCTTGTTCCAGGCATTGGCGGCATTGTGGGTGTCGATCGAACGGGCGGCAGGCTCCAGGGGCGAGAGCCCGTAATGGTCGTTGAGCGGGTGAAAGAGCTTGAGGTGCAGGATGGCGGCCGCCGGCAGCCGGATACTTGTTCCGTTGGCTGCGTATTCGAAGCTCTCCGGCCAGCCGTCGGCACCCGGCACGATCTTCACCCGGTCGGGGCGGAGCACATGCAATTCGCGCGGGCTGCCGTCGAGATCGACCCGCTCGAGATAGGCGTTGCCCGAGACCTGCAGGAAGCCGTAGAGGCTCTCCAGGAGCTGGCGGCCGGACTGCGCCGGGCTGGGTTGCCGCAGCAGGCCGAGCAGCGGATGGCTGTCGCGCTCGGCGCGGCCCTCATAGAGGAGCCACGGCACGCTGGCGGCGGCCTCGGCGATCATGCGGGCGGCGCGATAGCCGATGGCATTGCCGGCATAGCCTTCCCGGGCGAGGCTGGCAAAGTTGCGCGGCGTCCACTGCGGGCGGCCCTGCGTGTGCAGCGCGATCACCGGTGCCACGCCCGAGCGCTTGCGCTCGGGGGCGAAGAAGTGTTTCAGTCGTAGGAGCATGATGGTCTCTTCTCATCCCTCCCCCGCTGGCGCGGGGAGGGTCCATCGCGCAGCGATGGGGGTGGGGGTATGGAGCTTCGCGATCGCGCCAGGGAACTCCGCCGGTCAATGACGCTGCCGGAAGTCAGGCTGTGGATGCGGCTCAAGCCGCTCAACCGGAAGGGCTTCCATTTCCGCAAACAGGTGCCGCTCGGCCGCTGCATCGTCGACTTCGCCGAGCTCAGCCGCCGTCTGATCATTGAGGTCGACGGCCCGCATCATGAAGGCGATCCCCGCGATATGCGCCGCGATGCGCATTTCCACCGCGCCGGCTTCACGGTGCTGCGTTTCTGGAACCACGAGATCGACAACGATCCCGATGGTGTGGTGGCGCGTATCCTCGCGGCCTGTAGCAGGCGTCAGGAGCACGAGTAGCAATCCCGTTTACTCCGTCTGGATGTTGCCTCCCGCCCCCTCCGGCCGATCCCCCCACCCCCTCGGGCCGATCCCCCACCCGGCGCGCTGGCGCGCGCCACCCTCCCCGCGCAAGCGGGGGAGGGATGGATTGATGTCCATCCTCCCCCTTCACGGGGGAGGTGGCGCGAAGCGCCGGAGGGGGTGGGGGGATCGGCCCGAGGAGGCGGGGGCAATCGACGGTTGGGATGAAGACCTACACCACCCTGATCCGCGGTTCGCCGCGGCGCCGGAGCATCAGATCGGTCAGGGCCCAGACCAGCGCATCGAGGCGGTCGGGGCTCTTGCCCTCGACGATCGCCGCACACATCTCGTCCTCGAGCTCGGGAAAACTCCCGGCATGGCTCACCCGGCCCTGTTCATAGAGTGCCGCCACCGGTTCGGCGCGGGCCCGCTTGCCGCGCGAGGCATGGACGGCGCGATAGGCGAGCGTGGGCTCGATCTCGCGCAGCACGGCCTCCACCATGGCGCCGCCCTGGTTCACCTCGGCGATCACCCGGTCGGCGGCGCGGGCGCGGTAGAGCGCCACGACGCGGGCCGCCCATTGCGCGGGCCTCAGGCCCCTGACCGAGAAATCGTCCAGCACATAGGCGCGGCCGTCGAGGCCGAGCCCCGCACAGACGATGCCGCAGGCGTTGCCGCCGCGGCTCCGGCCGGCGGGCGGATCGACGGCAATGACGATCCGCCGCAGCGGCGGCGCCTGCCGCACCCGCGCGGCCTCGATTGCGTCGCGCTGCCAGAGCGCATCGGGATCGTCGCCGATCAGTTCGCCCTCCAGTTCCTGGCGGCCCAGCCGCGTGCCACCATAGCGGGCGGTCATGTCGCGCAGGAACGACTTGGCCAGGAACTGCCGGTTGTCTTTCGTCCGCATGCGGAGCTTCGGCACCTCGGCATCCTCGACGAGGCGCTTGACCAGGGCGATCGGCCGCGGCGTGGTGGTGAGCACGAGACGCGGGCGCTCGCCGAGCCGCAGGCCCAGCGACAGCATGTCGAAGGCGGCCTGCGGGTCCTTCCACTTGGCGATCTCGTCGCCCCATGCGGCATCGAACTGGGGCCCGCGCAAGCCGTCCGGCTCCTCGGCGGAGAAGACATGGGCCACGGCGCCGTTGGGCCAGGTGAGCTGGCGCTTGGACGGCTCGTATTTCGGCCGCCACTCGCCGCGGTGCACGGCCATGAGACCCGATTCGCCCTCGATCATGACCAGCCGCGCCTCGTCGAAGGTGGGGGCCACCAGCGCGATGCGGCGGGCCTGCGGCGGCAGTTCGCCGGTGACGCGCTGCCGCACCCATTCGGCGCCGCAGCGGGTCTTGCCGGCGCCGCGGCCACCGAGCACCAGCCAGATGCGCCAGGCGGCGTCGAGCGGGCTCGCCTGGCCGGGGCGCGACAGGGTCTGGAAATCGCCTTCGAGATCGAGGAATTCATCAGTTGTCAGACGTTTGACGAGTGCCCGAGTCTTCCCAGCTTTCAGCCAGTGCTTCAA